TTTGTCCGCGTCGCGCCTGGACAGCACGGCCTCTCCTTTATGGAGTTTTGCCCGGTACCCATCCCAGGGGACGTCGTTGATGCCGATGGCCTTTTCCGGCACATTCCCGCCGCCGCCGGAGAAATCAACCGCCGCGATCTTGCCGGCCGCGTCTTCCAGCGCCTGCTTGACGGCGGCCCCGCCGGACTCGACGCTCATTGCCGCGATCGGGCCGCTGGTCATCATGTCCCTGGCGGTCATTTCAATGGCGGCGTTCGTATCCACCATCGCGGCATTGGTCGCGTCAATCTGCGTTTTCATTTCCTCGGCCTTGCTGTAGGCTTCCGTCAGCGCCTGCTGCGCTTCCGCCATCAGCGGCGCGGTATCCGCGATGTACTGCGAGAAGTCCATATCCTGCGGCAGCGCTCCGCCATACAGATCCTTCAGCACATTGTTCAGCTGCGTAAGGTCGAGGCTTTCCAGGCTCTTGATCTCCCCGCCAAGGTCAACAAATCCCTTCAGGACGTTTTCGACCTGGCTGATCTCATCCGCGCCGACAAACTCGCCGGCGGCCGTCCTCTCCTGGATGCTGGTCCGCTTTTCCTCTGCCCGGGCCAGGATTGCGTCCCGGATCGGCTGCCCATAGGAGGAGATCATGCTGGCATTCCGCTGAACGGCGGCCTTCGCCTTATTGAATTCCAGCGTCTGCTCCGTCAGCATCGTCATTTCATCGGCTACCGCCTGCTGCAGCGCATTGGTGACCGCGGTCTTCCGCAGTTCCTCGTTCATTGAACGGAGCTTGTCAATGGCGCCCTGGATATTGTTTCCGTAGCTATCAAACACACTGTGCGTCCCGCCAAGGATACTTTCCAGCTGGCTTTCGGCTTCCTGCCACTCGGTCGTTTCCCGAGCAGCTGCCCCGTACTTCTGCGCCAGCTTGTCCATGTAGTCCAGGATTGCGTCGGCCTTGGTCGCCTGCAGGTTGATGTCTGTCAGCTCTTTCCCGAGGTTGTCCGTGATCTGGTCAACCTCATTCCCCTGGCCAAACAATCCCTTGAACAGTCCCTCAATCAGGCCGCCGGCAAGGTTCACGCCAACCTGGATGATCCCGTTCACGATATCCGGTGCGTTCACCACGATATCGCTGATCGCCGTACCCAGGAAGTCGCCGATCGCTTTCCCGAAGTCCGCGACCTTACTGGGATCATTGCTGGCGCTCTTGAACATATTGGTGATGTTATCGATGATCCAGCCGGTGATATTGCTAACCGCGCCGACCATCTGCGTACCGCTTTCAAGTCCAGCTTCCGCGACCTGGCTCAGGAGATCGGAAGGCAGGCTGCTCATCGAGTCCGCAATGGCCGTCACCAGGCTCCCGCTGCCGGCGATCGTCTGCACCAGCGTCGGCAGGAAGTTGTTCATATAGGCATTGAAGCTCTCCTTGAAGTTGCCCATCCTCTCGTCGAGCTCTTCATTGGTCATCCCGCCGCCGACCGCCGTCAGCAGATCATCCCAGGCCGCTTTCAGACTGGCCTTGCTGCCGGAGATCGTCTCCGCGGCTTCCTTGGCCGTGGTCCCGGTGATGCCCATCTCCTCCTGGACCTTATGGATCGCCGCGATCATCTGGTCGAAGGTGATATCGTCCAGGTTCTCGATCTCGTGGTCCAGGATCTTGGAGTCGTTAATCAGCCGGACCATCTCGCTCTGGGTACCTCCGTACCCGAGCTTTAGATTATCAAGAAGCTGGAAGTTTCGTTTCGCGAAACCCTGGTAGGCACTCTGAATCATGGAGATGTCCGTGCCCATCTTGTTGGCGTTGTCCGCCATGTCGGTCACGGCCGTGTTCGCCAGATCGGCCGCGGCTTCCGTGTCTCCGCCCAGGCCCTGCAGCAGGGAAGCGGAGAAGGAAGTCACCGTCTCCATGTAGTCGTTCGCGCTCAGTCCGGTGGTCCGGAAGCTCTGCTTCGCGTAGGCCGCGACCTTGTCCGAAGATCCTTTGAACAGCGTTTCCACGCCGCCGATCAGCTGCTGGTAATCGGCATATCCGTCCAGGGCGCCGTTGATGACACCGGTAACGGCCTGGATGCCCTTTTTCACCATGTCCGCCGCCAGGTTGCCCATCGCAACGGTCCAGGCGCTCATTTTGCCCCTCAGCTGGTCGCCGAGACTTTCCGCGTTCTGTATTCCTTTTTTGTAAGAGCTGTCATCCAGCGTTATTTTCGCTGCCAGGTTCAGAAGATCCATCGCGTTTTCCTCTCAGCTCTCTGATTTTTTTCAGGACATGCGCTTTAATCTCTTCCGCAGTGACGGGCTGGTCCGCTTTCCTTTCAAACGGATTTGCGTACAGTTCCTCCACCTGTTTCCAGAATGGCTCCGTTCTGTCCGTATCGATCTTCGCTCCGGACGCGATCGTATACAGCATGCTCGCCGCGAAGCGCTCAAACCGTGCGCTCTGGCTCATGGCGTTTCGCTCAAGAAGCCGGTACAGCGCCCGGTAGGACAGGGGATTCCATTCGTAGATGGCGTATGTTACTTCTTGCCACCCGTAGGCGGAGACGGCGCGAAAAAACCCAGCACGTCCGTTACGATCGCATCGCGCAGGGCGCCTGCATACTCGCCGTCGGACATTTTCTGCACATCCTTTTCGGCTCCGACATGCATTGTCACGATCTGGTCCGCGAGCGCCTTGTCGGCTTTCAGCAGCAGGCCGGAAACCTGGATGCAGACCGCGGAAAACTTAACGTTGCTCATGCCCTTGTCGAATTTCTCCAGCATTTCATTCATGCCGTCAATTTCAAAAACCCGGCCGATAACTTCCATCTTTTCAGCCAGGTTGTTCCGTGCGTTTTCCATCTTTTTTCCCTCCTGTTAAAAGACGGGGCGGGGAGATGATCCCTCGCCCCGTGTGCTCCGGTTCGTTTCTGTCGTCAGGTTGCCTTTGCGAAGAAGACCACCTCGAAGGGCGCCTCATCGTAATCGGTCGCGTTTCCCTGGCAGCCGTGGAATTCCACGGAGAATCCGCCCTCGCCCTTGTCCTGGAACGTGAACTGGAAATCCGCGGTATTCAGCGCGTTGTACAGGCAGATCAGCACCACCCGGCCGTCTGCCAGGTCGCCGATCCAGCAGAGGTTGGTCAGGTAGGCAGCGTCCGGGATCGCGGTCGGCATCTTGACCGTGGTCTTTTTGCCGGAGGTCGTCGCGGTTCCGCCCAGGGCGGTCGCGAAATTCTCCGGCGTGGTTTCCACCAGCGTGGTGGAAAGGCTCGGGTCCGCGCTGTCCACGTAATACCCGCCCTTGTAGGTGTACCTCAGGCCGTCGATCTGCGGCTTCCGCAGTTCCCGGCTCACGCTGAAGTTTCCGCCGCCCCTGGTCACGCCCAGCAGGTGCTCGCCGCTTACGATTTCATCGGCGAGTGCGTCCAGCACTGCGTCTGCATCCGCGAGCGAGCTGTACGTGAAATTCTTCACGAAAATGCCCACGTTCAGCTGCAGATTGTCGAAGGTTTCCTCCCGCAGCGCGGACGTGGACCCCGGGGCCGCGAACTGCTGCAGTTTCAGTTTCATCATGCGTCTGCTCCTTCCTCCGGGTTATTCGCCCGGCAGATTGTAACTGTTGATCGAGAAGGTCATGTAAGCGTTGCGGTAGTCTCCGTCCACCATAATCTGTGTCAGCGGTGTCTCCGGCCAGATGATCAGATAGCCGCCCTTGAATGGGATTCTCAGCCCTTCCCCGACCGCCTTGGCGATCTCGTCGGCCTTCTTCAGGATGCCCGAATTGGACTGCGTTCTGTCCCAGATCTGGGCGTACATGGACGCCTTCTGGTTCCATTCCGGTCCGCTGATTGAATACGTGATGTACGGCAGCTCCGCGTCCTCCGGCACCGAATCCACCGAGAAGGCCGAAAGGCCAAACCCGGAAAAAAACGTTTTCAGCGCCGCGGCTGCTTTATACATTCAATTCCCCCTCGTTCGGAAGTTTCCACTTTTCCACCTCAATCAGGCGCTTGTTCAGCCTGCTGAAGCTCGGCGTCATCCGGTCGGTTCCCGGATTGACCACCCGGTACACCTGCCCGTTGTCCGTCCTGCGGAACGCTTCGTGGTATTCCAGATCCAGCGTCTTGTCGACATAGATCCGGTAAGTCCTGGCGACTCCCTGCTGTTCGGCCACCGTGATCTCCGGCGCGCTTTCGTATTCCCATGCCGCCTGAAAGTGTGCCCCGTCGGTCCATACCGTCCGGTATCCCCCGACAGGATCTTCCTGCCGGACCTTCACCAGCAGCACGCACTCGGCGTTGTACTCATCCATCAGGCTCATATGCTCCTCCAGCGCTCCAGTTTCTTCCCGGCCGGCGTGTCATACCAGGTCATCGCCCCTCCGTCTTTGCCGGTTTTCAGCGTGTAGCTGTATCCGTTGAAGCTCTCGCTTGCGAGCGCCCCGTTCAGCTCCCCGCTGTGGGTTTCCTCCCACTTCTTTTTCTCTCCAATCAGCGCAAGCACGGCAGGAGGAACCGAGCATACGCGTATCGTCCCGGCGAACGTTTCGTCATGGAGCCCCGCCTCTTCTTCATCATCATCGTCGGCGATCCCGGATTCGTGCCAGGTGTACACACCGTCATTCCTCCGGCTTCCGCAGATCAGGAACCGATCACCGTCTTCTGCTCCAAAAGCAGGGGAGATCATGCCGCCAGAAATGGTGTACGTCTTCAACTCTGCGCGGATCGGCACAAAGTAGTTGTTGATGTGTTCCATCATTTCCTGCAGCATGATCGTCCCTCCTTACTTCTTGGTTGTTTTCCTTGCCGTTTTCCGGCTCGCAGGTGCCTTTTCCGGCGCTTCTTCCTTCGGCGCTTCCTTCGGTTCGTCCTGGACTTCCTCGGCCCGAATCAGCCGCAATCCCGCCCGATTGTGCCCGCTTTCAAGCGAGTCCAGACGTTCCTCCGGAATCTCCCTGCCGTCGAAGGGGAAAGGCTCCCCTTCACGGTAGAGATGTCCGTCAGAGTTGTCGCGCCACTCCATCAGGCTGAAATACTTACGCATTCACAGGCGTGGAGATGGCGGTCGCCACATACAGGGCACCGGGATCATACAGCACCGGCACGAACAGTGCGCTGGCCTTGGTCCAGGTGACCGCGGGATCTGTTTCTGCGTACTGGGAAACGTACACATACGGGGAGACCTCGCTCTCGCTGACCTCCATGAACTTCGCCGCGGAAACCTCCGGAGGATCGCCCCACAGGCCATCGCCCAGCTTGTTGTCCGCATGGAAGAAGGACAGCTTGGACGCGGGATAGTACCTCTGGCTGGAAACCACCGGCCGTCCGTCAGCTCCCATCGTCAGGGGCAGACTGTAGTGGCCGTCCTGGACCAGCACGCGCGTGATGCCGTACTCGTCGGCGAGGTAGGCTTCCAGGTCCGCTTTCTTGACCAGCTGGCCAACCATCAGGCTGCCGTTGATCGCCTTCTGGATCGCTTCGCTCTTGCGCAGCTTCGCGATGTTTTCGCTGGAGGTGTACAGGCCGTTCAGCGGCTTGCCGGCGGCCTTGGCTTCCTCGGTCAGCTCGAGAAGCTGCTCATCCAGGGGAGCAGAAGCACCGGGACCGAAGTCCAGCGTCTTGTTGACATTTCCGGCCGGCACGCCGAAGTCCACGGTCAGATCGAGGTTGTTTTCCTTGATCGTGAATTTGCCGGTCGCCAGGACTTCATTCTTGGCCACCTTGGAGCGGGTGAACACTTCCTCCGCGAGGTTGTACCCGTCGTTCAGGACCTTATTGTACAGCTCGCTTTCGTTGGTGACGCCGCGTCCGATCAGCGCACGGAGGCGTTCGCTCTGGTCGATCTTGACCTTGATCAGGCCCTTCTCGATGTTGTGGGTATCCACGGGCATCCGGAGGGTCTTCTGGGCTTCCACGTCAAATGCATGGAACTGCGCCATTACCGGGATGCCGTACTGGGCTGCCATGGATTCCCAATACGCGATCAGGTTGTCGGTCTTCACATCGCCGAACACCTGGTCAACGGGATCATTGGGCCGGGTAACGTCCAGGCCGACCTGCAGCCAGTCCTGCTTCCGGATCATACCGAAGACATTTTCTTCGAATCGATACATTGTCTTGTTCTCCTTTCCTCAGAATCAGGATTTTGCCGTCACAGTCGCACTGCCGTATGCGACAGCCGCGCCCAGGGAATCCACGCTGACGATCGCGATCTTCTTACCGGTCGCAGCGGTGATATCCTCGGTTCCGTTCCAGGCAGTCCAGCCGGTTCCGGGCACTTCGCCGTAGTTCACGGAAGCGGCGGCGTCGCCGACCTTGTATTTGTAGCTCTCACCGGCTCCGGGCGTATAGCCACTCATGGTGATCTTGGTGTCTCCGACAGCCGTTCCGGCTGCGCTGTTCACGCTGATTTCCTCCAGGCTGTCCCCGTTGAAGCTCTCCGGACGCACAGCAACCGGAGCATTGTCAATCACAGTAATGCCGGAAAGCGCGGTTTTCGCGGCACTGGCCAGCTGCGCGGGCAGCCTGTCCTCATAGATCACGCCCTTGGTCACGATGGAACCGGGCATGTCGCCGGTGGTCACCTCGACATCCTCATACAGGATGCCCTTGGCGGTCGATCCGTTGGCCGGAATTACTGCACCGGCAGGTACGATCTTGGCCGCGCCGATGGTGACGGCCTGGGCATGATTCGCGGAAATCTGCGCAGTCTCGCGGCTGCACTTTTCCTCCGCCAGGAACCAGCCGGGCGCGTATCCGCGGCCTTCAGTGTTCTGATTGAAGCTCATTTCTCGTTCTCCTTTCAGGTAGTCTTCGGTGCGGCTCCGAAGCGGTCCGCATGCCATTTCGCGGTCATTTCACGGATGCTGTTATCCGCCCCGCCGGGCGCTCCGGCAGGAGGATTGTCCACCCGTTCTCCGCGCTGGCGCTGGCTCACACGGAAGTCCGCATATTTTTCATTGATCTCTTTCTTGAGATCATCGACGCCGTCCAGCGTTCCGTCCTCTTTCAGCTTCATCTTGCTGAATTCAGCCTTTTTCGCTGCAATAATCAGCGCCATGGCCTTTTCGCTGACCTTTTCTTCGGTCAGCAGTTTTTTGTACGCCGCCTCTACCTTGACGGCTTCGGCATCCCGGGCAACCTGGCCCTTGTAATCCTCAAAGGACTGGTGCTCCTTCTCGTACTTACCCTTCCAGTCTTCGCCCTTCTTCGCATCGTCCAGGTCTTTCTGCAGGCCGGGCACTTTCTCTGCTTCGGTCTTATACTTGGCTGCGTCCTGCTTTGCGGCTTCCAGGTCGTCCATCAGCGGGTCCACCACTCCGCGGTGGAGTCCGACCAGCTTGGTCGCGATCTCGTCCGTGTACGCATCGCCCAGAATTTCCCGGATTTCTGCCCTTTTGAATGCCATTTCTATTTCCTCCCTGTTCTTCGGGGCCGATTCTTTGGCCCTACGGAGTTTTTCCCGGACACACTTCTTCGGTCCGGATGTCATTCTCATTTTCCGGGGAAGTCAACCGCCCCGCAATGCAAAAAATGACAATTCTTCTGCAAACCTTTCCCCTTTTTGACAATTTTTGCCAAAACAAAAAGCACCGGATCTCTCCGGTGCATATCATGTCCGCGCGTGGTTCGCTTCCGAAAGGCTCAGCGTGCGCGGCTCTAACCGTTTTTCATTACATCCTGGATAATCGCCTTATACTCCGCGGTGTGATTCTCTGCTGCGGGCCGCAGGAACGGTTTTCCCGGTACAAAGCTCTTTTTCAGGCGCTTTCCGATCGCCGGGACGTATCTCCCGGGTTCCTGGTGGTGCCCGAGCTCAACGGCCGCGGCGTATTCCACGTTGGTCCCGATCACCTCCGTGTGTTCGTCCATCTGCTGGTGCGTGATCGAGTTCTTCAGCCGGCCGGTCTTGGTCGGGCACAGCCGTTTGGCATAGGATTCCGCTTTTCCGCCGATGATCTCCAGCGCCCTGGCCCGGGCTTTATCCTCCGCAGCCAGCACTGCCGGTGCGTTGTTGATGAATGTTACGCTCATCCTTTTCCCCTTCCCGGCACCTTGAACGGACACGGCGCCTGGTTGTTGATCACATACCCCGGTTTGATCCCCGGATACGGGTACATCGAGCAGTTCGACTTGTTGTGCTGGTTGCTGAAATAGTCGTTTTCATCCATGCCCCACATGGTGCAGTCCCGGCAGGTATCGCAGTAGTTGGCATGCGTATTGTCGCTCATGATATCGTCATCCCGATGAAACACTTCGTTCTTCGCCATCGCGTTCACCCCCTGCTTATTTTACCACAATCCCGTCAGGGTTTCCACCTCTGCTGGTTGTCCTGGTTAATGACTTCCAGGTCGACAAAAATGGTGCCTTGCCCGCGCCGGGTCACCTTGGTTACCCTGAACTGCGTACCCTGCTGCAGGATCGTCTCGAATTCTGTTCCGTAGCTCGGCTGCGTGTCCTTGCCGTTCCAGTGGGCGCCTTCCATTTCATGTAAAACGCCGTTTTTATTGCGGCCGTAATAGCTCCACGGCTCCGCAAACAGCATCTTGGTGCCCTTCGGCGCATAAATGTTCATGATGATGTCGCCGCTGAATCCTTCGCCTTTCGCGGAGCCCATGCTCCCGAAGGCATATTCTGTCGGCGTGGTACCAATCAGCGCTTTCTGCAGCTGGGATTCCGTTCCGTTCTCCAGCAGACTCATCGGGACGTTGAAGAATTTATCCATGCCGTCGAAACGCACACCGCGGTTCAGCCACATATCATGGTCATAACTGCACCGGTCGAGCAGGTCTGTGATCGCGTTCAGCTTCCGTCCGCTGCGTTTGCTCCCGGCGTTCAGGTCGGTCTTGCCAACCCCCAGGTACCGGCTGGTCCCGTACTCAATGCCGCGCAGCGGTTCGTTGAATTTCTTGTAGGTGTAGGTGTACTCATGGATTGCGATCCGTTCTTCCCGGGATGCTTTCAGCCACATCTCGCCGGTCTTCTTCCGCATGATGTCGTCGACCTTCCGCTTGTCTGTCGTCCACAGCGCCTTGTCCTTCCGTTCCTTGGAGTAGGCGTCCGGTGAGAACGGCGTTGCCTTGTCCCCGGCAGTGGAAAGGGTTTGTGTCGGCGTCTTCTGCTCCTTCTTCGTCTTTTTTACGGCCTTTGTTTTGGAATAGCCCGGCGCTTCCGCCTTTTTCTGGTATCCGACCTTGTCATAGATGTCCTGGACGGCTTTCAGCGCGGCGTTCCGCTTTTCGAGTATCCCGCCGTTCAGCTCGAATTCGTTCAGCTGCTTCAGCTTCTTTTTCAGCTCTTTGATCTTCTCGTCCGTGGCCCAGGACGCCCCGTTCGCCTGCGCGTCCTCGTACTTCTGGATTTCCTGGTCGTAGTAATCTCTCTTGGCCGCGATACTGGCCTTTTTGTCCGGATAATCGGCAAGCGTGACTGGCTCCTTCCAGATGCCCTCGTATTTCTTGGTTTCGCTGACCTTGTTCTTTACATAGGACTTCTGCACTTCCGCAAGGTGCACCTTGGCAATATTCAGGTTGTTCAGCTCACTGCCCTTTTTCGCGGCTTTCCACTCCTGGTAATCCATATCCGCAATCAGGCCGCCGCTTTCATTGTCCCTGCGCTCGTTGTTCGCCGGGTCTGCCGGGAATCCGTCGTACTCATAGGTTAAAGTACACCGGCAGTTCCACACCTCCGCCGGGTTTCCGTTCGGATCTCCGGGATACATCAAACCGTTCGGGAATTTCTTGTCTATGTCGACCTTCACCCCGTCCATCTGCTGGTGACTGTCGCGCGTCCGGCTGTCAAGCGTCGCCAGCCAGCACTTCTTGCACTTGATCCCCATGCCTTCGGCCCGGTGCAGCATCTCCATGCGCCCGCTGTTCTGTGCTGCCACCATTGCCGTTCTGGCATAGCGCACCATGGCATTCATGTTTGTACCGGCGGTTTCAATCGCAACCCTCCGGGACAGCTTCGGGATGCTTTCCCCCTGCAGAATCCCCTGGACCATCGATTTCGCGATCTTGTCCTGGTTCCATGCCGCGTCCTTTTTGCCGTTCAGCTGCTTCCTCGGCAGGAGCTCCGGCTTGTCCCTGATCAGCTTTTCGACCGTATGTTCGTCATAAATGGCAAATGTCAGGTTCATATTCGCGTCCTTGGTCAGTTTGTACGCCTGCCAGTTCGCGTTCTCCGCAAACACACCCAGCTGCTCGCCGTTGATCATCCCCAGAGCTTTCTTGTTCGCGTTGGAAACGACCCCGGTCAGCTGGTCAATCTGCGCGAGCATCTGGTCGGATTTCGCCATCTGTCCCTTGACCCACTCGTCGTATTCGTCCTTGGTGATCTTGCCGTCCTGGTAGTCCTGGTACTTCTTGTTCAGCCGTTCCGCATAGCTGGCGCTGAAATCATCCCAGGCTTTCTGCATCTCCTTCGCCGCCTGGCCATACACGTCTTTCAGCTCTGCTTCCAGGTCATCAACGGCCTTTTCTTTGGCAAGACTGCCCGGGTCAAGCCCCACAGCCGCCTGAACGTCCGCCAGCGCCGCATTCTGGGCTTTCATGTTCATGACGGTGTCGTTCATAGCGTTGAATTCTTCCCAGGTGATCTTCCCGGCATTATACTTGTCCGACAGCTGCTTCCCGATCTCGAGCATCTCTTCTCCGGTCATCGGCGCCATATGGATTGCCTGTTTCGCGGCGTCCAGCGTCGCTTTCTGGGCATACATTGCGTCCAGGGAGTCACCGTATTCCTTGTACTTCTCCGGTGTGAGCTTCCCGGCTTTTTTCTGCTTGTTCAGTTCTTCCCAGAGCTTGATGTACTCATCGTGGGTCATTTCTTTCGGCGCTGCGTTCTGCTTCTGCCACTTCTTGCTCCCGGCAATCACTTTTTTGATCGCCTGGTCGTATTGTGCCTGCGTAATGGTCCCGCCATTCAGCGCGGCTATCAGGATGTTCGTATAGTTGGTCGTGTCAGATATCAAATCGGGGATCTTGAACCCCAGGATGTCTTCTGCCGTTTTTCCGGCATTCTTTGCCGCCACAGGGGCCGCATTTTTCGGCGCGGGCGTTTGTGCCTTCGCGGTCGCAGGCGCGGAAACAGCCCCGCTTTGGGCCTGCTGGAGCTTATTCGCGGGGTTGTTCTGCTTTTTCCACTGGATGTAGGCGTAGTTGGTGATCTCTCCGGCCTTGTATTTCTTGTACATGGCCGACTTCTGCTTGTTGTATTCCTCCTGTGTCATGCCGCCGCTCAGCATATCCTTTACGCTCTGCACGCTGGCGATCACGGTGTCCGGAGACTTGTCATGGTTCAGGAGATACAGCGCGTCATTCAGCTTGTTATACGCTGCCGAATACGCAGGCGCATCAAACACACCCGCCTTAAACTTCGCGGTCAGTTCCTGCGATAGCTTTTTGATCTGCTCCAGTGCCTGCTCTTTGGTCATCAGGCCTCACCGCCCTCGTCTTCCTTCGGCAGGATATTTTCAAAACGCCCGAAGGTTTCGGCGTCTTTCCGGCCCAGGATCGTGTCGATCTCGTCCACCGTGATCCACGGCAGTTTTTCCAGCGCAGCCTGGACATCGATCACATTCCGGTCCACCGCCGCCAGGATCATATCCGTCTGTTCCTTCTGGTTGCTGACCCGGTTCCGGTCAAAGAGGGGAGTGTCGTCAATGTCCATCATGTCCAGGATCATCCGGATAGACGTGATCAGCTGGGCTTCGAATGCGTCCGCTTCCTCGTCCATGGGCCAGTATGCCGCTTCAATGTGATCGTTCGTGGCCCCGGCTTCCACCGTGTGCACGTCAAACCCGCCGAAATTCTCATACATCTGGTCTTTCAGCTGGGCCAGTGCTTCTTTCCTGGCGTTATACGGGATATCCTGCGTATACGGCTCAATTTTCGAGTTTTCGCCATCGATCACCGCCATGTGCTGGAGGATCAGCCGGTCCAGCAGCTGCCGCTTCTGCGGTTCTGTCGATCCCATTGCACCCGAAATCAGCCAGTACACCTGGGCGCAGTCGTGCAGATCGTTGGCAAACCCGGAGAGGATCATGTCATACGCATCAATCAGCGGCTTCAGGTTGTCCAGCGCGCTGTCCCGGTTTTCCCCGGAATACAGCGGGAAAATCGGCAGCATGGTCACATTCCCGGTTCCGGTTACTTCCTCGCCGAACGCTTCACTGACCTCCACCGTTTCGATGTACGGTTTCAGGTCTTCTGCCAGCTCAAGAGCAGAAAGGCCGTATTTGCCCTTTTTCGTCCGGTACTTGGTGTACCCTTCCTCGGTGTAAAGCACCGCCGTGATCGGCCTTTTGCCCCATTCCAGGCTCCAGAAACGGATGCCGCCGCGCAGCGCTCCGGTTTCCTCGTCATAAAGCGGCAGGAACTCTGTTTTCTTGAAAAGTTTATACTGCCATTCCTGGCGGTCATGGCCCATGTGAACGTACAGATAGGATTCCCCGTTCCCCTGCGCCCAGTATGCCCAGCTGTACACTGCCTGGTCGAAGTCGTTGCCCAGCTTCTCCTTGGTCGGGTCAACGGTCTTGCTGCCATCCCTCTGCTTTACCTTCCGCTTGTCGGAAAAACTGACGCCGTTTCCCAGAGAATAGCTGCACCGGTCTGTCACCAGCCGGTGGATCAGCCGGTTGCAGATCTTGAAGTTCGCCTTTGTGAAGTCGTTCTCCGGCAGGCCCGCCATGTTGTAGATCACGCGCGTGGTGTTCATGATCGCCGTGTTCCGGCCGGCCATGTACTCCTGTTCCTCCACAGCGCGCTTGTACTCCTTGCTGTTCCGGTAAGAAGTCAGCGCGCTCTGGATCCATTTCAGCTTGTTCTCGGCTTTCTCGTAGTCCTGGTATGTGATCATTCGTCTTCACCTTCCTTGTCTTCATCGTCTTCTTCGTCTTTCGGCACCATGACTTCCGCATCCCATGGCATCGTCCGCCACAGGCGCCTTTCCAGGTCATCTTCCGTTGGCATTTTCGACCCCTTTCTCACCGTGAAAACGGCGACTTGTAGTCCTCCCCGCCACGCCGGTCCAATATCCGGCATACACAGGACGACGAGTCTGGCGCGTCATCGTGCTCCGCGTCCTCCGTGTATGTCAGGATTTGGTTCAGATATTCCTGATCGGTGCCCTCCAGCCACCAGATCCGATCCCACCATTTCCTCAGGAAGGTGCTGATCTTAACATACTTGTTCTCCTTTTCCGTGTACGGTGCCGCCGGGTAGCCGTACGTGTTTGAAATCTCCCGTGACAGGTATCCCTTGTCACCGTTCTTTTCGTTGTAGATCGGCGCGCACATCAGTCCATCAGCCCTGTGAACGCAGTAATCCAGCACCGTGTCAACATGTCCGTGCCACATTCGGCCATACATGATCAGCCTGTCCCCGTGCCGCTTTCCGCATGTGAATGCAGTGTTGTCCTCGCCGCCGTAGGCCGCGTCGATGTGCGCGATACCGTCCCGCAGAAGGTCCTTTGGCTCATGCCCTTTCCCGATGATTTCCTCTACCAGCTCATTCGTGACGAACTTCGGAGCCGTCTTGAAGAGCGCGTCCTCCGCGGCGATGTGCACCAGCTCATAGTTCGCGGCGAAAAGGGAAGGCGCCATGCTCCGGCGCAGCTCCTCGATCTGCTCCGCGGTCAGCAGGCCGGTCTTGTAGCAGTCCCACTTCTCCGGCTCCGGCATCAGCGTGAAGGCGTCGTCCGGGTGCCAGGGCGTGCCCGTGTTGATGATCCGCCCGCCCGGGTTCCGGATGTTCAGCAGTTCCTGGTAGACCAGCTTCGTCCGTTCGCGCTCCGCCTTGCTCTTCCGGTCCTTCATGTTGATGATGTCGTCCGTGAAGATGAAGTCGAAGTGCTTACCGGTGATTGACCCGCCGATGCCCATGCCGACCAGCTGGCTGGTGCCCCGGGTGTCGGTCGTCAGGTTCGTGTTGATCTCCATGGCGTTATCGGTCGTCAGCTTCAGGTTGACGCCGTAGATCACCTGGACAAAATACGCCACCTGCGGGCTTTGCAGGATCTTCCGCACCTGGTTGATGATTTCCTTGACGTCATCGTCTGTTTTCCGGGCGAACAGCGACCGCTTGTTCGGGAAGACCAGCAGGATAATCGCCAGCACGATGGAAAGGCAGGTGGTTTTGAAGCTGCCGCGGTGGCCCTGGAGCGTCATATCGCCCTTCCCGGCGATCATCTTCCGCATCCATGCCCGGTGGACCTTTGTCAGCTTCGTAAACCCCAGCAGGTGCCCCAGTCTGTCCGGGTACCGTACCAGGAACCGTACCGCTTCCCGCCGTGTCATTTGTCCGATCCCTCTTCTGGTTCTTTCGCCTCGTTAACCGTTCCGCAATCCGGGCACTCGGCATCATAGAAAAAGCCGCAGTTCCTTGCTTCGTGGACGCCGGCGACATACTCTGCCCCGCATGCGGTGCATGCAAACCGCAGAACCTGCCCGTGCTTAATGACTTTCATTTTGCCATTCCTCCTCCCGGATTTCTTCCCCGGTTTCGATCACCCCGCCGGTTTCTCCGCATCCCGGGCATACCAGGTCCTTCAGCTGGACCCCGACCGACCGGACATCAATCCACCGCCGGACACACCGGACACACATGACCTCGCTGACCTTGTGCGGCATCTTTTCCTCGATGGGAATAATGTTTGCGCCCTCCTCCGGCTCCGCATCCTCTGCCGGCTCTTTATTATTCGGATCATGCAGAGGAAGTAAGATCTGATGCTTGACGATTTCGCTGTCAATCTCGAAGATATCGCTGTAGATATCTGCATCTTCGTCATTACAATATTTGATCTTTCCCTCTGCAGATCCAACACACTCGATTTCAACCCACCACACAGCAAGATCTCTTTTCGGATACCCAACCCGTATCACCGTGCCATCCTCAAACCAGATACGCACGTCCCGGCCAAAGCACACGATCTCATCTTCCTTGTACTTGCTCCCTTCGATCTCTACCAGGTCATCCGATGCTCCGTATATTCTGATCATCTTTTCCTCCTGTTTGCATCACTCGATATTGTCGTCATAGATCACGATCGCAGGCACTCCGCTGCCCCATGCGTTAAACTTCACAATCAGATCCTCCGGATCTCCTGTCGTTTTCGGATGCTCTTCCGCCAGCTTTTTGAGATCCTCCACGGTGTTGATCTCGCGTCTCTCTTTGTACTCGCCGCCTGACGCTTTCACAATTCTGAATTCCATTTTGCCCTCCTGTTTGCATGAAATCAGTATTCCGGCTCCTTCATCTGCGCCGCCGTGATCGCGCCCTTGGCGAACATGAACCCCTGGAACACGAAGCACTTTTCCCCGTGCGTTTCCCCGGTGCGCATGTACTCCAGCAGCGCGTTCTCATCCCGTTCGATCTGGGCGGCGATTTCTTTCAGGTCCTTGCCCTCGTAGACAAGCTCCCTTTCGATGTACCCCCCCCCGGAGAAAATTTCCAGGCTCATTTTCTTGACCATCGTTTCACCGCCATTCAATTCCAATCGTCACAACTGTCATCGTCTTCCACGATATCCCCGTTGCGTAAAACACAACAAAGGTATGTATCGTGATATTGGTCTTCATCGACAAATGCATTTGCACAGGTAAAGCAAGTACGTTCCGCTTCATTGTGGTCTGTTACTTTCATTCCCCGGCCTCCTTCACCATCTGCTCCACTTCTGCGATCACGGCCGGCTCCACCTCGGCGACCATGACCTTGTCCACAGGCTTGAAGCCTGCCGTGTCCCGCAGCAGCTCCCAGAACCGCGGATTGCCTTTCGCGACCTCCTTCACCGCCACCCGGACCATCATCTGCCCGCCGGTGATCTTCTCTCCGTCCTTGCCGGTGCCGACTTCTTCCTCCATCCACAGCTGGCAGAGCTTCCGGAGGTCGCCTTTTTCCTTCCTGGCAAGCACACCCTTTGCCTGGGCTTCCTTCGCACGAGAGTCCCCCGAAACAAACGGTCTGCCCTTCGGCACCGGCTGGCCATTCACAGGCGAAACAAACCGGCCTTTTTCGTCCCGCTGGCCCTTGAATGAATCGCCGTGTCTGCCCTTTCCTTTGCCGATTCCGGTCTTCTTCTCCGTCTTAGCCATTTACCCCACCTTCCGTTCGGCCTGATAGCGGTCATATCTCCGCACCTGGACCTGCATCCGCCGGAGATGCTTTCCCAGGTCCCTGCGGTGAATCGGTCCGGCTTTCCGCATTTCTTCCTGCGTCTTCCGGATCTCTGCGATCATCTCTGCCCTCGTCATCATGTTTACCTCCTGATCAGCTTTGCTTTCTTCCCGGTGAATTCTTCCCACCTGTCGAGGATGCTGTCAGCGTACCTGGCATCCAGTTCCATCATGCAGCATTTCCGGTCCAGCTGCTCACAGGCAATCATCGTACTGCCGCTGCCGCCGAAAAGGTCGAGGACGAGTCCTCCGGGCCGGGTACTGTTCCTCACCATCTGGCCCATCAGGGTTACCGGCTTCATGGTCGGATGCAGAAGGTTTCGCAGCGGCTTGTCCTCGTACATCACCGTATTCGGGATCTCCCGGGCTTTCTCGATCAGCGCGATCAGCTGTTCCTTGGTCAGCTTTTTCAGATCCTGCGCTTCGTCCTGGACGGTCGTCAGGGTCCTGTCATCGGTGAAGTAGTGCGTTCCTTCCTTCCAGCCATACAGACACGGTTCGTGCCGCCACTGATAATCCTGCCTGCCGAGGACCAGCGTGTTTTTCACCCAGATCAGGCACTGGCGCAGCTGCCATCCGACCTTTTTCGCCGCTTCCCGGAACTGGTAACCGTTGGAGTCTGCGTGCCAGATGTAATATGCGGCTCCGGGTTTCATCACGGAATCCGCGGCTTCGAACGCGGAAAGCAGGAAATCATCGAAGGCGCTTTCCCCCATATGGTCGTTTTCGATCTTCATTCCGGTTCCGCCCTCGTAGTCCACGTTATACGGCGGGTCCGTCAGGAAACAGTCGGCGTCTTCTCCGTCCATCAATGCCTGGACGTCTTCCATGCTGGTGGAGTCGCCGACCATGAGCCGGTGTTTTCCGAGCTGCCATATTTGCCCCGTTTTTGCCCTTTTCGGCTTGTCCGGTATCGGTCTGTCCCATTCGTCCTCGACGACCTCGTGTTCGTCCTCTGCCCCTGTTTCCTGTCCGACAAAATCGAAATCGAACCCATCGAAAGTCAGGCCGTCCATGTCTTCCTGCAGGAGGTCGTAATCCCACGGGGATTCGTTGGTTTTATTGTCAGCAATCCGCAGTTCCCGGATATCTTCCTCCGTCAGATCCTCAGCTTTCTGGTCGATGATCTTCACCGGCATCATGCATCCGAGCTCCAATGCCGCGAGTCTGCGGCCGTGCCCGATCACCAGCACCCGGTCCTGCGTGATCACCGCTTCCTGCTGCCATCCGAACCTTCGGATGCTGTTGGCAATATTTTTGACCTGTTTCTCGTCGTGCGTTTTTGCGTTCAGCGCATACGGCACCAGATCTTTCGGATTGTACCAGGTGTCGTAGTGGCTGTAATCAAACGCCCGGTTTACTTCAGCCATTGCTCGTATACCTCCGTTGCGATCTGGGCCATCATGACCGGCGGTACGCTCATGCCGCAGATGTACTGCGGTTTCATGCCGTCGAAGTCGTAATCCTGCGGGAATGTCTGAACATTCACATAGTCCATCCGGTCGTATGCTTCACCATCTGCCATCCTGAACACTTCTGCTCCGCTGGTCAGGGTCGGCGCCACATCATCGTCATGCGTGATCATCAGGTTGAACGCCGTGTTTTTCCCTCTCCAGCGCATACTGATGTCTCCCAGGCACTTGTCCCCGGCCTGCCGCATCTGGAGCAGTTTATACTGCAGGCTCTCTTTGTCCACCGGCCTGCCGTACTCGCTGCGCACTTCTCCGAAATACACCGGCGGCTCATTGAATTTCATCTGGATCTTCTCAAATCCCAGATCTTTCCTCCTGGCAATGAATACCGTTCTTTCCCGCTTCTGCGGTACCCCCATGAAAGCGGAGTTAAGCAGGAACAGCTGCACATTGTACCCGGCATCATCAAACGCTTTGAAAATCTCATTGACATACCCTTTGGCGTTTCCTTTGATCAGGCCAGATACGTTTTCCGCGATCACGACCTTCGGCTGCAGTTCTTTCGCAATCGCAATGAAATGGAAAAACAGATCGTCCAGCTTCTGCTTGGCCTGGCCTTCCCGGAATACCTTTTCCTTGTTCCACACAGCTTCCCGTTCTCCGGCCATCGAAAAAACGGAACATGGCGGCGAACCGTCCAGGATATCCAGCTGATGCAGTTCCTCCGGCAGTTTCTGCTTCAGGAAATCCCGCACGTCCATCCTGTATGGGAGCCGCGGATGCAGGTTCTTGCGGTATATTTCGAGTATCCGCTCGTCAATCTCGCAGCATCCGATCACATCGAACCCGGCCAGCTTATATCCCATGCTCGACCCGCCGCCGCAGCTGAAGCAGGAGAATACCTTTTTCCCGTTCTTCGGTACGTCCTTCAGGTCAGACAGGTTCCACTTCCATGGAAACCGGTGCTCACTTCTCGTTAAACCTGAATCCGCATTCCGGGCATGTACACTGGAATTTGTCATCGCTGAAATCCTCCTGTCCGTACTCGGTCACTCCGTCACCTTCCAGCGGCACCGTTTCCTGGTCCCGGTTCAGCTGGAAGTCGAGCCCTGTCATGTCGATGCCCTCCATTTCCAGCTCCGTCATCTCCTGGGCCAGCAGTTCAAAGTCCCAGGTTGAAAACTCCGCGGCTCTGTTGTGCCGGATTGCGTATTCCTTCCGCTGCTCATCGGTCAGGTGGTCCAGCCGGATCGCCGGGATCTCCTTGTAACCCAGCTGCTTCACGGCCATCAGCCGACCGTGCCCCTCGATGATGATGTTCCGGTCCCCCCATACGGCGATCGGGTCGTTATATCCGTCCGCGAGGATACTGGCCTTGATCTGGTCGACGTCTTTCTGTGTGTGCTTCCTGGCGTTGTTCTCGTACGGTGTGACCTGGTCGACCGGAAGCATCACGATCTGCAGTTCGCTCATTCTCCGTCCTCCCATTCATGTCCGCACCGGGGACACACATGCTTCTTTTCCAGAAATTCCTTTTCCGGTTCTTCCTCTGTCAGAGTCTTCACGGCAAATTTCAGATCACTCAGGTCTGAACCGGCAATCATCAGCGCCGCGATTTCCTGCTCCAGTTTGTCAAAGTCCCAGGAGGACAGTTCCTGTGTCCGGTTATGGCGGATCGCGTACTCGCGTCTCTGTGCATCCGTCATGTGGTCGAGCCGGATACACGGTACCTTTTCCAGATGCAGTTCTTTGGCTGCAATCAGCCGTCCGTGGCCCTCCACCACGATGTTCTGCTCTCCCCAGATGCCGATCGGATCATCGAACCCCACCTTGAGGATGGACGTTTTGATCTGCTCAATGTCCGCCGGCGAATGCCGCCGGGTGTTCTTCTCATACGGTGTCAGCTCATCCGGCGCCAGGTAAACTATTTTCAAATCGTTCATGTTTCCTCCCTGATCTCCTGGTCCATGACCAGCATCTGCTTCCGCGGTTTTTCCCATTCCGGGCATGTGTCGGTTTTCCGGTGGTACTCGCCCCAGATCACGCAGTACCCGTCCGCCGGATCGAAGTACCTGCATGCTTCGCACATTCCCGTCATCTCTGTCAGAACAGCAGCTCTCTCAGCTGCCTCGCCTGCTCCGCTGCGTTGTGGGCCATTGCGTTGATTCCGTATGCTTCTTCCAGCATGTTTTCCGTCTTGCTGGACGGTCCTTCCCAGCCGCCTTTGCCGCTGATCACCTCGAGCAGCTCTGCCAGCATGCAGTTAACATCGATCATGACGTTTGCCGTCTCGCTCATCATGTCTTTCACCGTGGGCTTTTTGGCCGCCGGTTCCGCGGTCATCGGATATGTGTCTCTCATTTCTGTTCCTCCTTCTTCTCGATCCGGATCTCGTATCCTAATGGCTCCAGCAGCCTGGCAAAGGTTGACAGTTTGCAGTTCCCGCGGCGGAACGTGTTGCTGACCATCTTGCCGAGCTCGTCAAACCCAGCCCTCCGGCACCACTCCGCCTGCGTCAGTCCCTGGCCCCTGGCGATCCCATCCGCCTGGGTGATTAAGTCCCTTGCGTTCATTGTTCCACCTCGCTGTCAATTCGGAAAGGCAAAAAGTTACAATTTTTTACGATGTCCTGATTATCCAGACGATAAAAATCAAAATCAGGACCCATCCCCACCAAGGCATCTTGAGACCCCCTTTTCTGTCAAACTGTCGGATTGTCTCCGTACTCGATCAACCGGTCGCTGTTCTCTGTCCATTCAATCTGCGGCAGCAGACAGTCCCGGCACTTTGGATGAGACCAGTCTTCCGGTCCATGGCACAGGCATTTCCTGGCTACGGCGATCATGTGCTCGAGTATCTGCTTTTCTCTCTGCGTGCAGAGGATCTTCATTCTCCGTCACCGCCTTTCCCCGCCAGCGCAGTACCAATCATCTGCCGGATACCATGAATAATGGTCATCATCCGTGTTCTGACACGGGCATACGCTATCCGGGAACTCTAATATTTGTTCTAACTCAAGATTCTTTGTTGGTCTGTGCTTGCAGTCCTTGCACCGAATCAGTTCCTTCGGCCGTTCTTCTAATGGTATGCCACCCATGATGTCGGTTTTCGTATAATCGACCTTGATGATGTACTCACGGGTCATTCCCCGTCACCATCCTCTTCGACTTCGACCTTGAAGCACATAACAACGCCATCACCGATAGAATCAACCGCATCGATTAGCCTGTCCTCAATCTGCTCAACATCAACATTCCCTTTTATCGGCAGGCTAACGGACATTTCCTTGAAATGGATTATCTTCATGCTTCGCTATCCTCCTACTTAATGCCCCTTGCCAGCTCATCACGCCGCCAGCACTTATATCCGCAAAACCAGATCGTTTTCCCGCCGGCCTCCCGCTTATACATCCAGCCTGCGCCGCGGTGAAAAATGAATTCCTTTCCGCAGATCTCGCATTTCCGGGTTGATTTCAGCGGCTCATTCATTCCGGCACCTCCCGCACTTTCAGCAGCCGCGCCGCCTCTCGTTATTTCATAATCGCCAGCTGGCACAGGATGGAGCATTCCTCCATGATTTCCTCACTCATCCGGCCCTTGTCTTCCGGCAACTCGTCCAGAAAACACTCTTTCAGAATCGAATGCCCGATATCCCGTTCCATCTTCGCCCTGGCCCTGAATACCTCCGGGAAATCCACCCGGATCTTGTTCCAGTATCCGGCCCCTCCTTTCACGCACCCGATACAGTTGTTGTTGCTGTATCCCATGTCGTACATCGCCGGCCGCCTGATCCCCATCTGTTTGAGCATCCCATGCGCGTCCTCCTTCGTCAGGTTTCGGTCAATCAGTGGGAATTCGTGTTTCACCTGCGGGAACCCGCTGATGATCCGCTCGGCCCGGTGCCGTTCGTTACAATCCATCCCCCATACATAAATCAGATCCTCCGTCATGTGATTTAGCTCCCAGCGCTTCCGGACCGCTTTCTTCAGCAGTCTGGTGCATGGTGCGCCTGTCGGCCCATTTACATACCGCACCGCCCTGCAAACGGATTCCACGTCTGTGTAGTACAGAGAATGCAGCACCGTCACTTCTTTCCCGATCACCTTTTCACAATCCCGGATAAATCTCAGGCTGTCCGGGTGCTGGTCGTCCACATCAATGTAAATCCACTCGTCCACGTCCTTTGCGAGATACCCCGCGATAAAACTGCTGACTCCAGCTGATAGCCAAACAACTTTCACACCAGCCACTCACCGTTACCGGTTCATGGCGATTCACGCTTTGCCATCCGTGCGCCGTCAGGCGCTTTTCGGCCACGTTGTTTTACTCTTACGGATGCCCAACACCGTTCAGCGGCATCCAGCCCGGTTTCACCGGGTTAGGCGTTACTCCTTTCCGTCATCTTTCTGCCATTCATACCCTCTCAAGCCCCTCCAACTTTGCTTTTACCATGGCAAAAGGCATGCAATTATAGTCGCACTCAAACCATCCGGCACCCCGAAGTGCATCCATCGCCATTTCCTCCGAAATATTCATGAATGCCACCCCATGAAGTCTCTCCTCCAGCTCCGTCTTTACCAGCGGATGCAGATCCGATGCCCGAATCGCTCCGATCAGAAAATCCGTTGTCATGTTTGCCCTCCTTCTGTCACGCTCCGAGCACCTTCAGCACTCCCGGGAGCTCCTTCGCGATCCGCTTCCACAGCTCTATCGGGAGTCCGATCTCCTGGTCGTCCGGGATTGTGAAGAAAAGCACTTTCCCGTTGACGCTGTATTCACCGCAGCTGGTCCGCAGTCCGGTGACCTGGTATGTCAGTTCATCCGTACCAACCTTTTCCTCCAGCGCGATGACCTCCGCGTAATTCACAGCCTTCCCGGCTATTTTCTGATGGTGGATCTCATCAGCAGGGATCTCTTCCGCGGGGATCGGTTCCTCGTCCGGCTGCTCCTTCAGGGCCATCAGCTGCGCGTAGATCTCCGGCTTGGCCTCCCGCAGGATCTTCTTGATGTACACCCAGCTGGCCGACGGATTCTTCGCTCCGCATTCCTCCAGGTACTTCAGCGGGCTTTCGCCCTTCAGGGCCATGTCCACGGCCTTCTTCCTCTGCTCCAGTGTAATCTTCCTCATTTCCTCGCTCCCTTTCCCTTCTGTGATCTCGTAGTCTTTCCGGCCCAGTTCTTCCTTTTGCAGGCGGTGCCAGGTCCCCCATGGGGAGATGAACCCGAGCTCGTGCAGGTAGTCCCGCACAGATCCGCCGGCCGCGTCGATCCGGGCGCACCGTTTCGCAAGCTCCAGGCGGTCCATCAGCTCGCCCCTTTCTCCGTCCCCCAGGAATCATTCATCATGCGCTCCATCGCGGCGTCCTGCTCCCCGGAATAGTCGCGCTGGCTGTATCCGGCGGCCTTCTTCGGTTTCCCGGAGAGGACCGCCTTCAGGTAGGCCAGGTTGGTCGCCCCGTGTTCCACGCAGCTCTTCAGCGCGTCCAGGACCTTCTGCAAACCGTGGTCAGCGTACAACCGGATCAGCTCCGTCCGCACATCGTTGCTCATCCTGAACCCGGCATCCTCCGCGGCGTCCAGAACCCGGTCATGGTCAGACTGGATTCCACGGAGGTCATCCTCGCGCGCGCGCGTATCGTCGTCATCAAATAATTCCTTTTCTTTACTTTCCTTTCTATTACTTTCCTTTACAGCTTTTGTTTGGTTTTCTTTGGTTTCGTTTGGTTTTTCTTGGTTATGTTTGGTTTCTTCCCTTTTCGGGCGCCCGCCGCGCATTCCGTTCTGCCGGAGGACCTCGTTCCTTTCAGCCGTCAAATCAATCTGTTGCTTGGCTACAGGCCACAGGAAGCGCTCGTTTCCGTCGAAGTTTTCGGGCTCTTCTCCGCTGTCCGCATAGGTCAGCATTGCCACAAAAAGCCGGCCGATTTCGTCATACTCCAGCTGACCGATCAGGTCGTTGAAGGATGTCCAGATCTTTAAAAATTTCATCCTTCCGCACCTTCCTTTTGTTTGGTAATCATTGGTTTGCCCTCGTTATCTTTGGTTTTGTTTGGTTTTCTTTGGTTATCTTTGGTTTTGTTTGGTTTCCTTTGGTTTTTTCAGAAAGGCAGTTCATCCGTTTCCACCGCGGTGAATCCGCCCTGCTGGGGCGCCGTTTTCGGGGCTTCCTGGGCCGTCTGGTCCCGCGGGGTGAGGAATTCCACATCCTGGGCCATAACATCCAGATTGGCGTAGGTTTTGCCGTCCTGGCCGGTGTACGTGGAAATGCTCACCGGTCCAACCACGCATACCTTCCGGCCCTTGATCAGCCACCGTGCGCACAACTCACCAAGCTCCCGCCAGGCCGTCACCCGGAAGAAGTCCGCGTCGTGAGATCCGTCAGGGTTCGTATTCTTCCGATTCACCGCTACCGTGAAGGTGCATACGTTGATTCCGCTCTGCGTCGTCCGCAGTTCCGGGTCCCGAGTAAGGTTTCCGATAATGGTCAGTTTATTCATGATTTTCCCTCCTTAATCGATCCATTCACTGATTGAATATGGGCACAGCAGCCCGTTTCCGTAGGTATCCAGCGGCAGGAAGCCTTCGAGGACTTTGTAAAGGCCGCACTCCCGGCATTTTTCCCCGTCCTCGACGCATCCCCGGCATTTCTCCATTGCGATGTCAATCAGCGCCTTCGCGTTATTCTTTTCAAGCACCACATTCTGGCTCATGCTGGTCATTTTCGGGACCATCCGCATTTCCATGTCGCTCATGGTGTTTTTCAGCTGCCGGCACTGGCCCTGCGGCACCGTGTCGATCACCGCGTCCGTAATATCCCGGAGCCCGGCGACAACTGCTTCCATCCGCTTCTGTCCTCCGGGTATTTCCGCCAGTCTCCGGGTCAGGTCATCCATGGCGCTCGCCGCGTAGCTGATCGCTCCCAGGAGGCACCGGACCGCTTCAAATTCTTTTCTTACCAGCCGTTCTTCCATCATCACACCTCCTGAACGGTTCAGAGCACTTCCATGCCGTTTCTATGCTGTTCATATCATTTCCAATGCGTATCAATGCATAGCCACAGCCATTCTATGCACATCCTTTTCTACTCAATGCATAGCCACCGCCTTTCTATACCATGCAAAGCCGCTGCGCATCTATCCCGTGCTTTGCCTGTGCTGATCTTCGCAAGCCTCTGCTTTGCCTTCGCTGTTCATTGCCCCTCCTCGCTTTGCCTATGCAAATCGTAGCTCCGCCCTGCCTCGCGTTTCCATCGCTATGCAGTTCCTCGCTTTGCCTATGCTGATCAGCGCACGGCCCCGCTTTGCGATGCCATTGCGTTTCTATGTCTCGCCTCTCAATTCCATCGCACCGGAGAAGGGGAGGATCACTCCTCCCGCTCCTCCAGCAGTTCCCAGGTAAAGCGGCCTTTTCCGCTGTTCCGCCACTGTCCGAAGCCCCGGAGCCGTCCGTAGTCCAGCATCTCCCGCACGGCCTTTTCGTGTGCCGGGAGCAGCATGCGGATCTCGAACTCCATCACGGCCCCGGCCGGAATGCTCTCGCTGCTGGCCAGCGCGATCCGCTCGCCCTGTGCCGTCTGTCCGCGCAGCGGCCGCTGACAGATCCCGATTTCCCCGGCAAACTGAATCGGAATGGCCCGGGGTTCCACGAAAATCAGCCCGTCAATCTCCTTTTTATAGGCCTTGATCTTTTCGCACGCGCTTCCCGGAACCTTCCGCAATACGCCGCAGGCGTCCTTGAAAAAACCTTTCCACTGATAGTCCCAGGCGATCGGCTTTCCGTCCACGCGGGGAAACACCGTCATGCCTTTTTCGAATACCTCTTCCGCACCGATCGCGGCGACCTCTTCGTCGCGGCTGGGCGCGTTCGGCGCCTTGCTCGCGATAAACTCCTCATGGATCTCCGGGTTGGCGCTGGCCGTTCCCAGAATCTCCTCGAACATGGTCGCCCTTACCTTCAGAATCTTGCTCATTGTGTTTGCCCTCCTGTTGATAATATTTGCATCCGGGATAGTCCTTCCGGATCATGATCCCGTAAAGCAGGCAGTAAACATTTGTTCCGGGTTTCCGCTTCATGCAGGTTCCGCAGCACCTCATCATCCAACCCTCCGGTATCTGGCGTACCGCGTGGTTTCGCCGTACCGGTTGACGCCCTTCTCAGGCTCCGTGATGATCGGCTCGCCGTCACGGACCATTTCCCAGATCCGCGCACCCAGGCGCATAATGCCCAGGTCCCTGATCGCCTCCAGCTGAGTGATGCTCCCGAAATCGTCGAGGTACTTCTTGATCCGTTCCTTCTGCGTCATCCTGATCATCCTTTCTTACAAATAACTCTTGCCGAACACTTCCATGAATTTCTCGTGTCCGTACAGTTCCTCGAATCGCTCCTGGCATGCCCGCTTGATCATCAGGTCAAGCGTCGTATTCTGCTGGTGAAGCTCCATGTGGAGGTCGTGCCGCATCCACACCCAGCAGCCCCACTTGTCCGCTGCTTTCCTCCGCGGGCCGTGAAACACATGGTGGCGGTCCAGCTGGCCTTCGTATCCGGTAATGAAGCACTTTTTCTCATCCTGCAGAATCGACTTTTTCACGCTTTTTCGCCCACTTTCCGAGCATCCGTTCTTCTTCCTTCGGTGTGATTGTCGGTATCCCCAGCGCTTCCGCGTCCTGGATCAGGCTGTCCAGCAGCGCGCTCATCTGCGCTGAATCGTAGGTGGATGATCCGTAATAAATCCGTATGGATGCCCATCCGTTTTCATCCTCGTCCAGCACCTCGACCTGGTTTCCAAGGTGGCCCTTCTCCCATATCTGCCGGAATACCGGAACCGCTTCTGATTTCATGAATCCGGTACCGCTGACTCCGCCAATGTCGCGGATCGCGTTCCGGTACACCTCGCTGGCCTTGATGTGCGTTTTCGCCGCGATCTGGTCAATCAGCACCCAGGCGTAGCGGTTTGCTTCCATGCTCCTGTGCTTGACTGCCTTTTTGATCTCGATGCTTACCGGCACATTCTTCAGTTCCTCGTATGCCGCCCGGAAATCGGTGGTCACCGTGACGGTGATGTTCTGGCCATCACCGTCCGGTGTAAGGGAGAACCCCGTGATCCGCCCGTCCATCACTTTTTACCCGGCAGCTGGGCCGCGTACACGTCATTCACCGCGGCCGCCAGCTGAATGGCCTGTTCCATCGTCATCGTGGCGCTGGGCACATCCTTCACCGTGCCGCTTTCAATCAGCGCCTTCCGCGTTCCGATGAAGTCGAAATTCGGATACATGGCTTTCATCTCCGCAATCTTCTTCTGCATGTAGGCTCCCGGAGTTTCCGGTTTTTTGGCCGCTTCTGCTTCACCGGAAGTGGCGGGGACCTTGTCGACCTTGTTCACGGCCGCGCCCTTGGCGGCCCGGTTGACCTTCTCCTGCAGCGTGCCAGCAGGCATTTCACCCTGGACGGTGTTGTTCTGCGGCGCGGTTTCCTTCTCCGTCTCCGGCAGGTCCTCGCCCGCGTAGATGTACAGTCCCAGGCCGAACATCGCCAGATTCTTCACCAGGCACCGCATGATCGTTTTATTGATATCCATCATCGTGGCGGCTTCCACGCTCTTCTTTCCGTACTTCGTGGTGTACTCGTACGGCTCAGCATTCATAGCCTTGTTTTTCCCGTCCATTACCGGAAGCCACATCTCGTGGGTGATTCCGTCGATCGTGACGCTGGTGTACACCATGAATCCGGTCAGCGGATCATAGGCGTAGGGGAGGTTGCGCTCGTTCTTCCAGATGTCGTAGTGCGCGTCCGGATAGCGCTTCTTCACCTCGCCCCATGCCCAGGGCCAGCTCAGGTAGGTGAGTTCCTTTCCCTCAACCTGTTTCTTTTCTGTATGCCCGTTGATGTTCAGGGCGTTCAGATCCTCAAAAACTGCCATTGTGTTTGCCCTCCTTATTCTTAGTTCGGCTCCGCGTGAAACTCCGGCTGCTTGGGCGTTACCTTCACGCCAGGCACCACCTCGCCGTCCTCGGTCACCATGCCGGTCCCGGACACCTTCAGCTGCTTTTTCAGCTCTTTCCAGTCGACGCTTTCCTCGACCTTGACGTATTCAGGCCAGTTCTTTTTCAGCCATGGAATCAGGGTCTTGTCATCATGGTCGAAGGCCGGCCCCGGCATCTTCATCACCAGCGTGCCGCTTGGCAGCTTGTAGCTGCGCATCGTTTTCGTGTCGTGTGTCGGCACCATGTCGAAGTATCCCCGGAG